CTGTTTGAATTTAATTGAAGATTTTGCATTTTACAACTGTTATGGATTAACTGGTAATTTGACAATTCCGAGTTCAGTTACTACAATTGGATATGTTTCATTTATAAATTGTTCCGGATTAATTGGGGATTTGATAATACCAAGTTCAGTTACTACAATTGCAAACATTGCATTTCAAGACTGTACAGGATTTAATGGTAATTTAATAATCCCTATTTCAGTTACTTCAATTGGAAATTTTGCATTTTGCAATTGTTCAAAATTAACTGGTAATTTAATAATTCCAAATTCAGTTACATTAATTAGAAATAGTACATTTCAGAATTGTTCTGGATTAACTGGTAATTTGATAATACCGAGTTCAGTTACTTCGATTGGAGATGCAGCATTCGCAGGATGTACTGGATTTAATGGAAATTTGACAATACCAAATTCAGTTGTTTCCATTGGGAATTCTGCTTTTTATACTTGTTCAAAATTAACTGGTAATTTGATAATACCGAGTTCGGTTACTTCAATCGGGAATCTTGCATTTATTGGATGTACTGGATTTAATGGAAATTTAACAATACCAAATTCAGTTGTTTCCATTGGGAATTTAGCCTTTTATAATTGTTCTGAGTTAATTGGAAATTTAATAATACCTAGTTCAGTTACTTCAATTGGAGATTCAGCATTTTACAACTGTTATGGATTAACTGGTAATTTGACAATTCCGAATTCAATTACATTAATTAGAAATAATACATTTCAGAATTGTTCTGGATTAACTGGTAATTTGATAATACCGAGTTCAGTTACTTCGATTGGAGACGCAGCATTTTCAGGATGTATAGGGTTTATTGGTAATCTTACAATTCCAAATTCAGTTACTTCAATTGGAAATTCTGCTTTTTATACTTGTTCTGGATTAACTGGAAATTTGACAATTCCGAGTTCAGTTACTTCAATCGGAAATCTTGCATTTATTGGGTGTACTGGATTTAATGGAAATTTGACAATACCAAATTCAGTTATTTCCATTGGAGATTTAGCATTTTACAATTGTGTAGGGCTGATATTAATTAACAATATGAGATCAACTCCACAAATTATATTTTCAAATACATTTTATAATGTAAATAAAACAATACCACTTCACGTAGCAGTAGGATCACTAGCATCCTATCAAGCTGCACCATATTGGAATGAGTTTACTAATATTATTGCAGATTTATAAATTTAAAATACACACATTATGAAAAGTTTATTTCAATTATTACTGGATTGGTTATTTCGAAACTTAGTGAATTTTGCAAAATGGTCGCTGAGCATGGCCGGTGGTTTCCTGGTTATGATTAAGCCGACATTCCCATTTATACTTATTTGCGTTGTCTTTATTATTTTCGACTGTTGGTCGGCAAGGGATTTAGCAAAACGCATGAAGAAAGCTGGTCATAATACAAATGCTAAAGTAAAGAGTAATAAACTATTTAAGGCGTTTACCACTGGAGTATTAGCAATGGCTGCCATAGTACTTGCATTTGTGATTGAGAAATACATACTTACTATGTATTCAAATCTCTATCTAGCTAATTACACGGCATTGGTATTTTGCGGCATTCAGTTCTGGTCAATAACCGAAAATGCAAGTTCATGTAATGGTTCGAAATGGGCTGCAATTGCTCAAAAGTTCATGGTGGATAAAACTGAACGCCATTTAGATATTGATTTGTCGATATTAAAAGATAAGGAGGATACAAAATGAAAGAATTGCTACCTCTAGTTTGGAATGAAGCTGCAAGTTTCAAAATTGAATCACCAGCAGTAATGGCATTTCTATCGGCCGAAACAGGAGGAAAAGGCTTCGACGATGTAACAGGTAAAATTATTATTCAATTTGAACCTAGCTGGTACAGAAAGCGTGCACCTTATGCACCTTCCGGAGCATGGTCGCTTAATAAGGTTGAAGTTCAACGCAAAGAATGGTTGGCCTTTAATGACGCATTCAGCAAGAACAAAACGGCAGCCATGGAAGCCACAAGTATTGGCATTGGTCAAATACTAGGTTTGCACTGGAAACGCCTTGGTTATGAAAGTGTAAACGCCATGTGGGACGATGCAAAGAAAGGAATCGATCGCCAAATTTGGCAGATCTGCAAGTTTATCGACACCGATAAGGAGTTGAAAGCTGCTATTATTGCTCATAACTGGCATATTGTAGCAACGCTTTACAATGGAGCTAAATACAAAGAAATGGCTATAATTTGGAAGCGAGAACCGTATGATATTACTCTAGCAAATGCTTATTTAAAATTCAAATAGATCATGAAAAAAATACTAAAACCCTTTCTTGTCTCATTCTTCAGCATGTGGATAAGTGCAATGCTACTATTGTTTGTAATCGTTTTCTCGGGTTGCTCCAGCACTAAAAAAGTGGAGAAAGCCAAAGTAATCGAATCGGTTGCTTCCAGTGTGGATTCAAAAACCGATCAGTCGAAAACCGAAAGCCTAAAAGTTACGGACAAAACTGAAAAAATTACGGACAAATCGTTAATGCAAATAGAAAATGAAACTAATGCATTGGAAACGCGTATCACAGAATACGACACCGATAAGCCTATTGTTATTGGTACTTATAAACCACCGGTGAAATCTGAAACGATTACGACTAGTAAAAGATTGTCCCAAAAAGATACTGAATATTTGGACAATTCGAAAGAAAAAACAACTTCCGACGCGGCTTATACGTCACAATTGGAAGCAAGCATTAAGCTACTACAGTCAGAGAATGCAAAACTTGTCAGTGAGGTCAGTAATAAGGAAACAACTTCAGTAACCTGGTGGAGATGGTTCTTGGCCGGTATGTGTATACCGGTGGCTATTGGTTTACTTGTAAAATTTGGTGCTTTTTCGAAATTGTTTGTTTTTGTCCTGAAGATATTTAGGGTTAAGTCATAGTTTTTGTTTTTTTTACATAGTATAGATTTTTAAAAGAGGAAGAATGCCGGGCTTGTGAAAGTCGGGCATTCTGTTTTTTATGTCCTTTTAAAAAGGTGGTAATCTGACGAAATTTGTATCGTAAAATAATATTTATATGGAAAATAGTACGCCAAAAATAATGACAGTAGAGGAGTTCAATGACCGTATAAAGTCATGGACCGTAACAACCAGGTCGAAGATGGCCGGCAATGCTCCAAAGGCTTCCGGTGAATTGGCTTCTACTCTTTCAAATTCATATAAAAGGAATTTCGGACATATTTCTACTATCAATTTCAATTTTCTCCGTCGTGGGGTATTTCGTCATTATGGGGTTGGTCGTGGATATATTCGTCAAGGTAATTCTGTCATTCGTGGTAGTCATAACCCTAAATCAAAAATAGATCTAAGTACCGGATTTAAGCGGTCAGCGGATGATTGGTTTGATGTAGAAATCCGAACCGGTCTGGTACAAGTTGCTGATATAGTTCAGGAGTTTTATGGTGATATGGCCATGAATCAAATACTTGAGAAAATTGATAAATTTTTAATTCAAAAAACGAGCAAAAATGGCTGATAAAATAGCAAAACGTGGCGTCTCGATTTATATCGATGGTAAAGAGGTAGCTAACTCTGTGAAGGCAATATCCGGAGAAATGAAAAAGCTAACGAATGAACAGTCAAAAATGACCATGGGAGCTGATAACTATGTAGCTCATGCAAAGAAAATTGAATACCTGAAGTCATTACTCGTTGAACATAAAGATTATCAGAAACAAATTGCCAAGGAATATAGCAATATGGAGAAAGCTGCCGATAAGTATTCGAAAAATACTGAAGGCGGTTTTTCAAGACTAGCAAACGGGTTTAATAAGTACTTCGCCATTTTTACAGCCGGTCTTGCAGCTGTTACCGGATTGACGCTTGGACTTAAAAAGTTCATGGATATGCGGAATGAGCTTGAGCAAAGTTCCGCTAACCTGAAAGCCATTACCGGACTAGATGATAAATCGGTGGCTTGGATGCGTCAGTATGCCAAAGAACTTAGTACTACTACCACCGAGGCGGGCGTACGCATCACAGCTACTTCCAAAGAAATCATGGACGGTTTCACCGTTATCGGATCCAAGCGTCCGGAACTATTGAAAAACAAAGAGGCTATGGCCGATGTGACTAAACAAGCATTGACATTGGCGGCCACCGGAGTTCCAGTCGAAACGGCATTCGAAGTGGTCACTGCTTCTATGAATCAGTTCAACCTTACGGGTAAAGATGCTACTCGTATTATCAATTCCATTGCAGCCGGTTCATTGGAAGGATCTGCTGAAGCTGACAGCTTAGCCGGATCGCTTAAGAACGTTGGTACAGTAGCCAACGATAGTAATATGACCATGGAAGATACTGTGGCCATGCTTGAGGTACTAGCCAGCAAACAACTGGTAGGAGAGGAAGCCGGTACAAAACTTCGTGGTGCATTATTGAAATTGAAAGAAGCCGGAGTTGGTTATGCTTCAGGTCAGTTTAATGTGCGTGATGCCATTATTGAAGTCAATAAGCAAATGGATAAAAAAGCAAATGCGTTACAACGTGATGCACTTTTGCAAAAGATATTTGGAGCCGAAAATGTTACTGCAGGAACTATTCTTCTTCAAAATGTAGATGCTTATGATAAACTACGTGTTTCGGTAACCGGTACCGATGTAGCTATGCGTCAGGCAAGAATTCAGACATCAACCATTACGGCACAAATGGCCCAAGCACAGAACCGTTTCAATGAGTTGGGAATGGAACTGGTGAAGAATCTAAACCCTGCCATGCTAAAGGCTACTAATTTCGGAACTAACTTTATGAAATTGCTGATGCAATTACCTACGTTTTTGAAAGAAAACAAGGTTAGTATAGTTGCATTCGTAGCCGGATTAACAGCTTATCTCACTGTTGTAAATTTGTCAAACATGGCTACTAAGGCTAGATTAGCTTTAGCAGTAATTGAAAAGGTAGCTGATTATCTAAAAATTGTAGCTCTTCGTACTCGTATTGCATTGACCGGACAGGCTACAATTGCCGAACTTCGATTATTGGCTGCTCAAAATGAGCTCAATGCCTCTATGATGAAAAATATATGGGGATTGGTTGCAGCTGCTATTGCTATTGCTACTGTTTATTTGATTTCGTATTTGAATAAAGCTAATGAGCTTACTGAAGCGCAGAAAATAGCCAACGGTGTGATGGAAGATTACCGTAATAATTTTGCTGAAAACTCAAAAGCTGTCATGGAAGAAAAGGCTCAGTTGACCGGCTTAGTTACAGCAATTATAAATACTAATGATAATCAGGCCACTCGTAACCGATTAATTGACGAACTAAACGCTAAATATCCCGGCTTCATTTCCTTTATTGATAAAGAAAAAGTAACTAATGAATTGCTTGCACAGGCACTGGCCGATGTAAATGAGCAATATGACCTAAAGTTACGTTCTGTGGCGCTCAACTCAAAAAGTCAGGCTTACGAGCAAGCTTCGGTGAAAGCCATGCAACGTCAGATTGAAATTCAAAACGAATTGAATAAACTTCGATCACAACCACAGAATGACAATGAGGCAAAAATAAAAGCATTGGAAGATGAAGATCGCCAATTATCTGCTAATATAAAAAGCTACGAAAATGCTTCATCCACTTTTCGTGCGAATGCCGCCAAAAATGACGAAGAAGTAAAACGAATGAATACTTCAGGATATTATGATGGATTAATGAATGAGGCCAAAAAAATGATGAAACTGAAATCAGAACTAAGAGATAACTCTGAAAAAGGTTCATCGGAATGGAATTTTTACAATAAACAAGTAGCTGAAGCAAATGCTGCCTTTAAATATGCTCAATTGAAATATATTGAAACAAAGAAGTTGGAGAAAGCGAATAAGCCTACATCAGATACCCCTTCTACATCCGGAGGAACTTCATCGCCTGATAAAACTGCAGTACAAAAAAAGAAGATTGACCAGGCTATGCAGGAACTTGAAAATGATAACCTGAAAAAAATAGCTGCTATTAAACAACAGTATATTGATGGTGACATTAAAACCGAATACGATTATAATCAACAGTTGTTGGATCAACAGGATAACTATGATAGTTTGCGTAAGAAAAAGCTTCAGGAGTTGTTGAAAGTAATTACGGATCCCGGTCTAAAATTGGATCTGAATAAACAAATTGCTGAAATTGATAAAAAGGCACTAGATAGACAGATTGAGCAAAATAACAAGATCAAGAAAATACTATTGGACGCTGATCCGATTAAATCGGAAAATCAATCATATTCTAATCGCCTTCGTGAATTAGGTCTTTTTGGTGTTGATAAAGAAAAAATGACGGCTGATCAGTTGGAAACGTTACGTATTTTAGAAGAGCAACACAATGAGGCAATGCGTAAGCTGTCAACAAAACAGGCTGTTGTAGAGTTGAAAAATCTTGATAAAGAGCAACAAGATGCTGAAAAAATGTTGGCAGATGAACGGTTGACCACTCAAATGAGTGAACAGATCTATAAAGATAAAATGATTTCCCTGGAGTTGAGTTTTATGAGGCGTAAGCTTGCAATACAAGGATTATCTGCAGATGAAATTGACAAAATTACTAAGCAGATCAATCAGAAGTTAATTGATAACTCAGAAACAACGTATCAATTAATATCATCATTCAAGGAAAAGTATGGTCTTGATGAACTTAGTAGATTTAAACTGCAGAAAGAAACTGAACTTAAAATTCTGCAAGAGTATGTAAATAAAGGGCTAGTATCTGAAAAGGATGCCACTAAGGTTCGCAGGATTTTAGCTGCAGAAGAATTCGAAGTAAATACAAAAAACTTCAAAGATACTGCAGGTGCTATCTCGGATATTTCAGGAGTGTTCTCAAATGCTCTGCAGGGATTCCAGTCGGCCGAAGAAAAATCGATAGAGACAAAGTATCAAAAACAAATTGATGCTGCACAAAAAGCCGGCAAAGATACTACTAAAATAGAGGCTCAAAAAAACAAAGAACTTGCCTCTATAAGGGCTAAAAATGCCGATGCTGAATTTGCGCTTCAGGTTGCACAGATAATTGCTACAACTGCAGTTGCTGCTATTAATTCATTTGCAGCTATGTCTAAAATTGGTGGTCCTATATTGGGTGGTATTGCTGCCGGTGCTGCAGTTGCATATGGTGCGTCTCAAATTGCCGTGGCTGAGTCAGCACGTGAAGCAGCAAAAGAAGGATACTACGATGGTGGTTACCACACACCGGAAGGCTATACTGGTGGAACTGATCCTCGAGAGGTTCGTGGTGTTTTCCCTGATGGACAGCCATATCACGGTGATGAGTTTATTGCTACTCATAAAACTACCCGTAACCGTGAGATTCGACCAGTACTTGATCTGATTGATAGTGCACAGAAATTGGGTACAGCTTCCAGTCTTACTAGGGCAGATATATCGAAAGCCTTACGATTATCTCCAGGATACTATGATGGCGGATATCGTAATTCTAATACGCCGTTATCACCAAAATATTCTGATGATCCAACTGCACAATATTTGTCAGATGTAGCTAATTCGCTTAACCGGTTGAATGATCACCTAGATAAAGGAATTAATGCAAAGGCTCCAATTTATTTACATGGGAGTGATGGCTTAGTTCAAAAAATTAAAGAGTATGAAACCCTTTTAAATAATTCAAAACCATGATTGAATTTTATATTGAAAACGAAGGATTATATAATGAGGTAATTTTACCGGATGATTTTTCGTTTACATGGATTGAAAACAATCCTGAAATAAATAATGAAGGTGATTTTACACTGGATATGACTGTATCATTAGAAGTGGCACAGAATAAAATAGCATTCGGGATGATCGATAGATTAGCAAATACTTCTATAACTATATCTGCAAATGCAAAAATAGTAGAGGATGGTGTAACTCGTTACGGAACTATGACTATTTCAAAGCCTACAGATTTAAATGTTTCGTTTCAATTTCTATCAGGTAATTCAGAACTGAATTACCTGGCTAAGAGTGAAGATAAAATCTACACTCTTAATTGGGGTGAGGAACTAGAAATTACCGTTGAACGGGCACTGGATTCGATTAATAACTGGCATTGGACGAATAAATTTGTATGTTGCCCGGTTAAGGCTGGTACTTCAATACTGAATGAATATAATTTAGACCTCACTGCAGTAACAGATGGGCTTATCGTTATGCAACCTTATCTATTGTATTATATAACAAAACTTCCTGAACTCCTTGGTTATACAATGGGTGATAATGTTTTGTTGGCCGATGAACGTGCACAACGAATGTATCTTGTAAATCCGGTTGATTCGTTGAAATATGCTGACTGTTTGCCTGATATGACAATCAGAGAATTTATAAAAGCAATTGAGGATTTTTTCAATGTAAGTTTTATTGTTTTAGGGCAAACAAAAACATTGTCTATTGTGCGGACGAAAACTGAAATGGCTACTAAAAAACGGGTCAAAATTACTCCTATAAATGGTTTTGAACGTGATCTGTCGGATGACTCTTCAGCGTTTAAATTTGGATATACAAAAATATCATACAATTTGCCAGGAAGTAATTACTTCAGTTATCACCGACTTGCAGATGATATTGTAGCTAAATGTACTATCGAAGAATTTTTTAATATTCGTCCGGAAGGATATACTACTGATAAATTAAACATTTTAAGAAATACGGCTGATAAAAGGGATTGGATAAATACTTCAGCTAAACACGAATTTCCAGGTTATCAATTAATGTTCCCAGGAACTGGTATAGTTTATTATTCATATAATGTGAATAGACTTGCCGACTATGGAACTTCGTCAAAAAATGTGCTTTCGCTAAATCTTACTCCTTCAGCTATATATAAAGGAACTCAAAAAGCTATTGATTATGCCGATAATAATTCTACATTCAATGTCCATTATACAATGCCTGAGAGTTCTAATAGTTATTTGCTTGTTGAAAATAAGACTATATTTGAGATGATTGAAGGTGATAAAGGTGATATTGTTCGTTCAAGTAATTTGGAAGTGTGTATGTATTCCGGAAGGTTTAAGATAGAAAAGTCATTTACTGGAAGTCATAGTGGTACATTAATCCGTAATTATGTGAATTATCCATGTTCAAATATTGATTTACCTCAGTGGGAGGATGGAGGTGTCTATTATGAAATTATTGATCCACTTCCGGCATTTAAAACAATGAGACTAGTAGGTGATGATGGTGTAGTAGCTGATTACCGTCCGGAAGTACTTATTGATCCCTCTCTGAAATATATATTTTACTTTGAAGATCGTCCGGATCGTAATGTAAATTGTATATTCTATGTTGAATCTGCTTACTATATGCCAATTTCAATTGAACATATAAAAACAAAAAAAAGTAGATCCTCATTACTAAAAGGAACATTCTACCGAATGCTTGAGTAAAACAGATCGCCGTACAAAAGTTCAATTGTACGGCGATTTATGATTATTTGAAGATGTCGAAACAATTAATGCTCCGTTCTTTTGATTTTTCTAGCACATGTGCATAAATGAGTGTCTCACGTATATCAGAATGACCTAGAATATCCCTGAGCGAATTTAGATCCTTTGTTTTGTCAAGATAGAAAGTTGCAAATGTATGTCGACCGGTCTTGTGTGTTACCGCCTTTTTTATTTCTACCTTATCCATTTTTACAATCTCTTTCAAAAATCGATTCATGGTTTGGTCTGCCGGAAGATTCTCGAATACTAATCCTTTTTTTCTATGTCCAACAATCTCACCGAGTAACTTCCGGAGCGATAAAGACATTGGTACCGTTATCGGTTCAGGTTTTGAGTTTCTTAGTTTTACTCTGTAATAGGTGAATGAAACATTGGTAAACTGTTCTATCTTCATTGCTTTAGCGTCACCAACATGCTGCGAGCTGAAGCACATGTATAAGAAGAATTGAAGTGTTTTATAGAACTTTAGTTCCAGTTCTCCGGCACGGTATAATTTCAATAGCTTTTGCAGCTCCGATTCCTCCAAATAGGTGTAATTTGCTTTTGTTCGTAAAATATGAAAGTCGTCAAACGGATTTTCATCCATATATCCAGCCTTACATGCTGCTTTCACATATTTACGAACTACCGATAAGTTCTTATAGGTTGTATTCTCATTATTCTTTATCTTCTTTCGAAGATGTGAATAGAAATCAGCCACAAAATCAAGCGTTATGTCGTCGAAATGCAAGTCGGGTGAGTAAGCCTTCAGTTTCTCTAATACAGTGGCATGAGTGGCAAGCGTAGCGCTTTCAACACGATTAGATACTGACTTACGCTTGTATTCATCACAAAAAGCGTAGAAATTATCAAAGTCATCCGGCCGGTTATACGACTTTTTAAAAGCTGCCCTGGTCAATACTTTATTCCGGAGGCGATACTTCACAATTACGTCGTTTACACGAGCCAGAATCTTCTCCAATATCAGATTCTTATCAGATGCTTGCTTATCTGCAGTACTTATTCGCATTTTATCCGGATTCCAGTGCTTAGCCAGACACTGAACTTTAGTCGAAAAATGTTCTTTTTCGCGATTTACATAGAAACTCACGTATATGAATCCGGTTGTTTTGTCTTTTCCTTCCGCTCTGTGGTATAATTTTATTGTAATCATAGGTCTGCTTTTGTATTGATTGGTCTACATTTAGGTCGAAAGTTCAATTATATGCCTTATAGAGTCGTATTCGTAATTAGTTGGTATATAGCCAAAACGCAAAAGCTCACAGTCTAAAAGACTGTGAGCTTTTTGGTAAATGAGGTTCGTGGCGGATTCGAACCGCCGTAATCGGTTTTGCAGACCGGTGCCTAGCCACTCGGCCAACGAACCTTGTTTTTGGGACTGCAAAGATAGTATAATTTTGTATCTTTCCAAAGCTTTT